GGTGTTGGTATAGCTGGCTTTACAAACATTAACGATTCGTATATTTGCCAAAAGTAGCAGAAAAGTAGCAAAAAAATAAAAACCTGTTTTATAGCAGGTTATTTTTTTATAGATTATTAAGTGCATCAACAATATCTTTCTTTGCTTTTTTAGTAACGTGATTATATATTTTAAGAGTTACTTTTGCATCAGAATGTCCAACTCTTTCCATTATAGATTTTAAAGGCATACCGAGTTCCGAGAGAAGTGAAACATGAGAATGTCTAAAAATGTGAGACGAAATATCTTTGTCAATATGATTCGCTTTTGCAGCTTCTTTTAATTTTAAATTAAACGAGTTCAATACTAATGGATTACCTCTACTTGATAAGAAAATATAGTCATCATCTTCAGCAGAGAAATGAATTAAATCGTACTGTTTTCTCTCTTCGATTATTTCTATAGCTCTATCTGGCAAGTCAACGATACGGAAACTGGTAGAAGTCTTAGGCGATGTTTTTTCAGCTTCTGTGATACTTCGCATAAAGCTATCAAGCGTTCCCTCAACTCTTATTGAACCGTCATGATAGTTATTCCACTTTAATGCTTGAAGCTCTCCATATCGCAAACCAGTAAGCCATAGGAACTCTGACATCCTAGAATGAAGCAAACATCTTTTTTTATTAGCTAAATATGATATTATTTTTTCTGCTTCATCTCGTTCAAGATATTTGTTATCTATCTTTTCACGCTGTTTATTTTTATCCTCTATTTTAAGAGCTATTTCAGTGTCTTTTACAGGATTATTTGATAAATATTTTCGACTGATTGCAAATTTAAAAATTGTTGAAAGTAATGCTCGAATTTGACTAGTGTAATTATAAGAGTACGTCCCAAATGTGTACATTTCATCAATAAGTTTAGTTATCAATTTTCCATCAATATTTTTTATAAGCATATCATCAGAGATTACTGTGTGTATTTTCTTTAAATTACCGTCAACCTGTTTCCAAGTTTTTCTCTTATTTTTAGCCTGATAGTAAGGGAACCATTCGTTGATAAGCTCACCAAAAGTTATATTTTTTTGAGTTGGATCAGTAGTTGTGATATCTTCAATTTTTTCAGATAAAAGTTTTATTGCCTGTTTCTTTGCCTGAGGCGTATCTTTTTCTAGAGTTACACTTGCAGTCTTTGTTTTTTCAGAATACGGGTCAATATATCTCTCACAATATTTATATTTTCCATTTTTTAGGCTGACTATCCACATTTGATTTTGTACCTCGTTTCGTGTTAAAATGGGTACAGTAAAACCACTCATGATGAGTTTTTTACTGTAAATGTGTGTTTAAGCCGCCGTGGTCGCCAAACTTGGGCGGCTTTTTTGTCTATGTTATTTATTAATGTTTGCTATTGCATAGTCAGCTTCAGTTGAGGTGAATTGTTCATAAATTAATTGTTCCCTTAGACCAGCATCGGAAAAAGAATCATAGCTCAAATAATCTTGGGCTTTTTTTAATGCCTGAATATTCCAATCAGTCTTTATATTATCAATTGCGTATTGAGCAGCGGCATCAGGGTACCCTTCGTATAATAGTTGTTCTTTAAGACCCAATTTTGAAAATGCGCTATAGCTTAGATAGTCCTCTCCTTTGCTAAGTGCATCCTTATATTCCCTAGGAATTGCGGCTTCTCGGGCTGCGGCTTCATCAGCCGCTTTTCTTGCTGCATCCTCTTTTGCTTTAGAGTCAGCCGTGGCTTTTTCTCTTGCTGCGGCATCGGCTTTTGCTTTAGAATCAGCTGTTGCCTTTTCTTTTGCCTCAGCATCAGCTTTAGCTTTGGCATCTGCTTCTCTTTTCTTAATTACTTCAGGGTTCTGTTTGATAGTAATTTCTTTAGTGGTTTTACCACCATCATTTTTTGCAGTTACCTCAATTGTATCTTGGTCGTTGGCTTCAGCAATCTCATATTTTAGAGTGAAGTTACCCTCTTTATCAGAAGTCACTTTACCACCAATAATACCATATCCAATTTGGACTTTTGTATTTGGTGTGGTTTTACCAGTAATTGAAGCAGTTTTTGAGCCGTCTGCAACAACTGACACAGGTATTTCAAGCGTAGGTTTACTACTTGATTCAGTTGTGTTTTTTTCGCCACTATTCTTTGACCCCGAATTACTACTCGGAGAACATGCAGCTAATGAAATAGCAGTAAGCATAGTTACTCCAACAAGTGCTATTTTTTTCATAAAGTTTATGTTCCTAATCTAGCTTTTTATGAGAATCAAGACATTGCTCGTTATTTTTTATTTTAAATTGCTTCACAGTATTCAGTGGTATATTCATCAATAACCTTTTCACATAACCACTTTAATTTTTTACTAAACTTATATGCACTCATGAATTGTGTAATATTTATTTCGTTTGGGTCAGGTGCAAAATCCCATGATAATAGCCAATCATTAAAGCGATATATTATCATATAATAATCAGCCTCAGCTTCCTGTTTACTTCCATACATTCTTGAGTGACAGGAGTAGTGAATATGCCCACAATGGCAATGACCTAATTCGTGAAGAATAACATTTTCTTGTTCAATAGTAGATAGGTCATCTCTAATATAAATAATATCATCTTCTGGGAAATAGATGCCTTTTATTTCAGTTTCTAAATCTATATCATTCTCAGAAGGGCTAAAATATGCTATTTCAGCTCCAAGCTCATGAGAAAGTTCACTTAATTTGTTCATAGGCTATTCGCCTCTTTCAATTCTTTCTTTAAGCGTATTCTTTAACAAGCGTTTGAAAAATTCTTTATCATTATCACTCAATTCACCACCACCATATGCGCTAGCTTTATTAACTTGGCCTTCAAGGTATTCATCAGTTAAACGATAATCTTCTATTTTTTTAACATTGTTTTGTTCATCTTGTTCTTTTAATTGAATATTTGCAGTATTTAAAACTACTTTTTGTCTTGGCTCTTCCAATTTCTTCATAACTGTAATAGTTTCTTCTATAGTTTCAGAATCATTTTCTGATTCTCGCGGTTCAATCATCGGAACGTCATAACCCATTAACCACGGCTCGCTAACTCCCAAAGTTTGAGATAGTAATATCAATTTTTGTTGATCGGGATTAGATTTTCCGTTTATATAATTAGATAAATGAGTTTTTGACATTTTTATACCCAATTTGTCTTGAAAAGGTTTAGATTTTTCAAGTATATCAACTTGTCTTAATCCTCGATCGTTCATTATTTTCTTTAATCTTATTTGAGAGTTTTCTTTTTTCATGAACTTATTATAAAACATTTATAAAAAAAGTTCAAATTTTTTATACTTTTCCCTTGACAATTATTTCTCAAATGATATAATGAAATCATAAAGTTCAAAGAATTTGGACTTAGTGTCAAACGAGCAAACAAACATAGCAGCATCTAGTACGGGGAAGGAATGATGTTGCAACTGTAGGTACACGACGTATTCACCTCGACGTAAGTAGCGAGTTTGGCAAATAAAAAGCCCCACAGGGGCGGTATTAATCTCTAAAGTATGTATCTATCAATTCATATGCAATCACCAATAAGTATATTGTGAGTAAAGGACTGATATTCCAAAATATAGGAGAGATCAATCCGGTGACTGTTGATATAAAAATATTTTTAGCATCATACCTCAGTTCATCTTTTCGAGAAGGGGAATTATTAGAATGTTTAATTTCAGTTTTAACTTGCTTAATATCATCTTGAATGGAGGCAAACAAATCATATATATCTTGATTGCTTATGGGTGTATCAGGCTTTACGATTGGTTCGTTTACAATTTCATTATGTGTATATTTTATAGAATGGGGAGTAGGCTCCTTATTATCAACAAAAATGTCTTCTTCGGAAGACTTGTTAATAAAATCTTGAAGCGAAGAATCATAAGGCTTTCGAGGCAAACCTCTAACATCAGCAATGAGTTCAGATACATTGACTGGATTAAACGCTTTTTCTAAAAACATAGCCTGAGTTTCAATTTGATTTCTTTGAGTCTCTGTAATTGCATTAAGTGCTTCTAGTGAAAATGATTTTGTAATAATATCCAGAGGAATAGTTGGACCTAACAAAGACTTTCTAATTTCATCCATTTGTTTATGATTTATGCCCATGGAACTTATGAAATTTTTTTGTACATTTATAGTTCTATTTAGAAATTCGTAACTTGGCATCTTAGGCATAGTAAAAATGTATGGATTGTTTTTTGGGGACAATGAACTCCACTTTTCCAATTGCTTTTGATTTTCTTTCATGATTTTTACAGCAGGTGAGTTCAGAACTTTTTCTCTTAATTCCTTAAATTCTCTCAAATGACTTGAGTATGCGTCGCTAAAAGGCGACGTTAAATAATCTTTGTTCATATATTCTCCAATATAATTTTATTTTGAACAAAACCACCAGCCGCGGTATTTCATTCAATATAATTATATCACGGAGTTATGATATGTGGCACTAGCCACAGGGAAGGCTGGCGTACAGGTTCGATTCCTGAACTTCCCTTACTGCGTATGCAGAAATTTAATAAACAGAAAGGATGTATCATGACTATTGATTATTCTAAACTGAAAGGTCGCATTAAAGAAAAGTATGGTAGTCAGCAAGAATTTGCAAAGGCTATCGGTTTATCAGAAAAAATCATTTCTGATAAACTTAACAATAAATCATACTGGAAGCAATCAGATATCGATGCCGCTACAGAACTTCTTGGTATTAAAAAAGAAGACATTGGTATTTATTTTTTTAATAAAAAAGTCCAAAAAATTTGAACTTTATAAAAAAGAAAGGATTTAAAAATGAACGAATTACAAATTACAGAATTAAACGGTCAACGAGTTTTGACTACACAACAGATTGCCGAAGGATACGGAACTGATTCAGCGTCAATCACAAAAAACTTTAATAATAATAAATCACGGTTTTGTGAAGGGAAACATTTCTTTTTATTAAAAGGTGCAGATTTAAAAGATTTTAAGAGCAACATCCAAAATTTGGATACTGTTGGTAAATTTGCAAATCAACTTTACCTTTGGACAGAAAAAGGAGCGTTGCTTCATGCGAAATCTTTAGGAACTGATGAAGCTTGGGATATGTATGATATTTTAGTTGATACTTATTTCAAAGTTCAAGAAGAAAAAAAATTACCGCAAACTCCTGAACAACAAATCGCATTACTTGCTCAAGGCAACGTGAACTTGAACAAAAAGGTCGAACAAATTGAAAATTCAGTTCTTGATTTGACTGACCGATTCGGGCTTCCTTCAAATAAAGCTAAAGTTTTGCAAAAGAAAGTAGCAAGCAAAGTTTATATGTTTACTGGAGGTAAATATTCAAATGCTCATAAGAAATTAGGGGCTAAGGTATTTAGAGAGTTTTATAAAGATTTGAATAACCGATTTGATGTTGTGAAATATAGTGATATTCCACTAAGCCGTTATGATGAAGCGCTAGAATATCTTGATATGTGGCAACCATCATTCAATACAACGCTTGAAATTCGTGGACTGAACTCACAAACCAGTTTTGATTTTGAAGCGTAGAAAGGAAACATAAATGACTACAATCGGAAAAGTTAAGATAGTTGAAATTGAAGATGGACCATTCATGACAGACGGAGAAATCGCCAAGTATCTGTATAAGACAGAAGTGTTAGATGAAAAAGGAAATATTGACAAAAAGTCTAATGCTTATCTTCGGGCGCAAGGTAATATCAAAAAATTTGCTGATAATGCTCCTGATGGTTTCGTGATTGATGTTGACGGACGGCTTACTCACTTGATCGCCTTCTTAGCATGGTCAATTTGGAACAAGAAGTATCGAGGAATGTCTAGGGCGCCTAAGTTTATTGATTATTTCACAGAAAATAAAAATACGCTAACTTCAATTTTATAAAGGAGTTACTCATGACTTACACATACATAGTCAACCTATCAAAATTAAATGCGGTGCTCCGCTAGAAAAGAGAAATTATGAATCCAGAAGATGTAAAAGTTACAAAAGAATCAGAAGAAGAAACTGCAAGAGATAGATATTTAAAAAATTTTAAACGTGATAACTTGCCATTAGATTTTTTTGGAAAACCAAAACTGAACGAAGTAGGATTAAAAATACTCGATTTATTAAAAAAAGAAGACTTAACACACGAACAAGCGTATGCAAGCCTTCAATACGTTTACAACTTAATCAAATACGAATCTAATTTTTTGAAATTAAGCTGATAGGTTCTTTGATTTCAATAGAATCACTATGGATAAACGGTAACTTCATAGTTCCATCTAGTGTTTCAAAATCAAGGATAGTTGAATAATTAGGGGTAACAATGTCACTAGGCATATCAACTTTGGATAATTTTAGTAACTCAACTATTAACAAGTCAGGTCTTTTCAAAAGATGCAAGTTTTGTCTACCAAAACCAGTATTTTTGAAATAGTTGAAAACTTCATGCCTAATAAACGAAAATGAATCATTATCCTTAGAACTAGGATGAAAATATCGTTGTTGAATGCTTTCAGGTAATAACGATTCACTAAGGATAGGGCCATTGTTAGAATCATAAATGATCGTTCTTGCTTTAGCGAGACCAAGTGAAGTATCCCAGATGATTTCAAACGGAATAAAAGAATCATCTTTATCAATAGCAATTTCATTAATAACATGAACAGCATATTCAAACGAAGTTATTTCTAATTTGTTCATCACTCATCCCTCCTTTCCATAAAACTAAGCAAATACCGCAAATATCTGCTCACAGTAATTATAGCACTCGGAGGATTAAAACGCATACATAGAAAGGACATTAAAAATGTTCGGATTTAAAACAGAAGAAGAAAAAGCAATTCTTGCTGATCACAATAATGTAGTCCGTGATATGAAAGAGTTGATGGACCTGGTAGATCAAATGACAGTCACGATCAAGACACAAGCACAAATGATTGAGACTCGGGATCAATTGCTTAATGATGCATATTTAAAATTAGAAGCAGCTGAAACGGAATTAATCATTCGCCGCAAAAACGACGAGGCACGCCAAAAGTTAGCGGTGGTGAAATGAACGCAAAAAAGCCCCGTTGGCAGACGGGACTAGGTAGAAAATTTTAGAAAAGATTCTACCACTATTATAGCAAATTGGAGGATATATGGCGAATATTATTGATCCAAAACAAAGACAAACGCAGCACGAAAGAATTTTGGCATGGTTTGATAATCACGCTTCACTCACAAGATGGGAGGCATTGACTTTCCTTGGAATATGGGACGCACGAGGATTCAAAGTGCTGTGTGGACACTGGAGAAAAAGTAAATGGACATTGAAAATACAATCGCAATTATGGAAGGACTCCTTGAAATCTTGGACTTTGTTCGTTGGAGAAGGGGTTCTGTCAAGGTTGAGTATAGCGAAGAACTGAAAAACTATGTGATCAGCGGTCAAAATTATACTACTGGTGAGCGCTATGAATTCGATTTAAGTGAGGATGGTATTCCACTTGGCACGTATAGAAAGGCTGATTATGTATGAAAGATATTACTAGAAAACTTTTAAACGTGCAACGTGACTTAAAAGCACCAAAGAGTCAGCGGAACACTTTTGGAAATTATAACTATCGGAGTGCAGAAGATATTCTTGAAGCCGTTAAGCCATTATTAGCCGAACAAGGCTTATTGATGACAATAACAGATATGATCGAACAAGTCGGAGAACGCTATTATATTAAAGCTAAAATTATAGTGACTGACGGTGAAGATAGCATAGAAGTAACTGGATATGCTAGAGAAGCACTTAATAAAAAAGGCATGGATGATAGCCAGATAACAGGAACGGCTAGCTCATACGCTCGTAAATACGCCATGAACGGCTTGTTCTTGATTGATGACACAAAAGATAGTGACAGTAACGAAAATCGCACAGAACGTGAAAATAGAGCTAAAAAAGCCGATGTGGAAGCGGAGCGAGAAAAGCAAGCCAAAATTGCAAAACTTAACGCTCAATATGAAAGAGCTTTGAAAGCTGCTAATGATAACGAAGCACCTATGGAGCTTTTAACTAAATGGAATAAATTACCAAAAGCTGCAGCTCTTAAAGAAATTGCAGAATGGATTAATGAAAACACGGAGAAAAAATCATGAGTATTATAACAACAGTAGTTCAGGTCAATGATAAAAATACTAGAACAGTCAACACTCAAAAAGGGGAAAAGCAAGTCATCAGTACTCCTATTATTAAAGATTCAACTGGTAAATGGGTTTATGCATCAGCATTCATTAATTTTAGAGTTGAAAACGGAGATATTTTGACGATTAGTGGACGAATTGAGCAAAAAGAAGACGGTCAATATTTGAACAATAATTTCGCATTTCCTACTGTGGAACGTTTGTATAAACCAAAAGGAACTCCTGCAAGTGTATCTGCGTCAAAAGGCCTTCCAGAAATTGGAGATGAAATAGAAATCAATGACGAAGATTTACCATTCTAATTAAAAGCTGGAGGGTGGCGGAACGAGCCGTAAAGTCAATGAGTATTCAGCTACATAGCATAACCACTCATAGCCAGCTTTATGAATTAAAATCGAAACTGGTCAAAACGATCATATTAAAATAAATCATTTAGAAAGGAACTCTAATGAAAAAGAAAATACGGCATCAAGATCGAGTACTCCAGTATATTAAGGAAAATGGATCAATTACAAGTGCAGAGTGTTTCACGAAGCTGGGGATAATTGATCTACCAAAGAAAATCTGTTTGCTACAAGATGAAGGATATGTGTTTAAAAAAGAATCTATCACACAGAAGAACAGGTATGGAGATTCAACAACTTATAAACGATATTCATTATTAGAGGCGGAAAAATAAATGGAACAAAGTACAAAATTCTTCAATCAAATCCCAGTTCCAATTGTGGAAGCTGATGACTTAAATGATTTTGAAAAACTTCTTTTTAGTGAAATATACACGATGGCAAATTCTTATGGAAGTATTTTTCCATCAAATGGATATCTTGCTAAAAGATACGGGAAAACAAAAGTTACAATTTCAAATACCCTGAGTAAGTTGCAGGATAAAGGATATATAAACCTCGAATATCAATATTCTGGTAGAGAAATCGAAAAAAGATTTATTTACCCCTGTTTAAATAAACTTAATGGGGGTATTAAAGAAAATTTTAATACCCCTAAAAGAAATCTTTATGGGGGTATTAAAGAAAACTTTAAAGATAATATATCAGCTAATAAATCAATTAATAAATCAAATAATAATATATCGGACAAGCCCGATATAGAGAGTGATTTAGAAAAACGCTTTGACAATCTTTGGAAAATATATCCAAACAAAAAAGGAAAACCTAGAGCATTCGCAGCTTATAAGAAAGCTATTAAAACAGGTACTACTGATGAACTGATCAAAGCAGGCATTGAAAACTATTTAGCAGAGATAAAAGCCAAGAATACACAGAAAAGCTTTATAAAGCATGGCAGCACATGGTTCAACGGTAAAGGCTGGGAAGATGATTATGATTTATCGCCTACTCAATACTATAAGAATAATAAAGCTGTGAAAGGTGTTCCACAGTGGTCTAACGCAAAAACCTTAAAAGACAGGGAATATATGTCAGATGAAGAAGTGGAGGCATTAATAAATGGCTTGGGAGATACCTAAGAGTGCCTTTAATGAAACACTTGCTTCATATTATTTGAACTTCGTGCCAGGTGTGAATTATCAGCAATTCGTTAGATATGTTAAATGGGCTCATGAAAAGGAAATTGTAATGAATCCAGTTACCTTCATAGCTTCTGTTAAGAAAATCAGTAACGAAGCAGCAACCGAGATAATGATATATGGAGAAGCAAGTGAAGTTCCAGCAAACTAAAAAGTCAAAATATGGAGCAAAGAAAACAACGGTAGATGGCATTGTATTCGATAGCAAAGCTGAATCAATCTACTATTTGCAACATAAAAATGATGAACGGATGACCATGCAAGAGAAGTTTGTTCTCATGGATAAATTCAGATTGAACGGAAAACTTTATAGAGAAATAGCTTATAAAGCGGACTTTGTTTTCAGAAATGAAGCTAACGAGATTATCAAAGTTGTCGATGTAAAAGGTATGGTCCTGCCTGAATTTAAAATGAAAGCAAAATTATTTGCTAACAGATATGGCATTCCGATAACAATTGCTAAGAAAGTAGCGAGAATGAATATATTTGAGGAGAGCGAGATATAACATGGTAAAAACAAACTTCATGACCATCAAAAAATTATATGGCCTTGCAAGAAATTCTGCTTTTAACGTCAACTACAAGGGCTTGAAAGTCAGAATTAGTGGAAGAACAAAACATAATCATAATTTATCAAAACTGTACATGGATATTTGCCAAACATACAACGATGGAAGTCCGATGACATGGGGAGAGTTGTACATCTTCCTTGACGATAGATTACCATCACTAACAATAGAGTTGTAATAGCTCTAATTCATGAAAATTACGGTTACATTTAACTTTTAAAGTTTATCACGATAGATTAATCACAAAATAATAAAATGCGCTTAAAACGCAAAATAAGAGGTGTTTAATGACGTCACAAAAAGAGAAAAATGTTCTGACGTACAGAGATCGAGATCTAGACAAAAAATACTCAGTAAAAGATGTAGATCAAGACTGGTTACAGCGGCAATGGAAAGCAAGATTAAAAGATTGGGAGGGTAAAAAGGATGATGACAAGACAGGAATATAAAACTGTAACCATCTATGAAGTCTATAAAGGGAGTAAGTGCATAGGTAAAGGAACTGTAGTAGAGCTAGCTGAGAAATTCGGTAAAAACAAAACTACAATCTATGGTTGGGGAAGACAATCAAAAAAGCCTATTGTTGAACTTGTAGACCATAGTATCACATACGCAATTAAAGTCGGAAAGCGGAGAGTGAAAATTGATGTATATCGCAGAAGTCGTCCCGGTTTCAAACTTGAAGAGGCGAAGCTTGAGGAATTCGAGGAAGAACAGCGAGCGTTTGAAAGTAAAGAAGATAGGCGGCTACGTCGTAATATTCAAATGCAAATGGCAATCGAAAACTTAAGAAAAGACGACAGTGTCTTTAAATAAAGGAAAAAACAATGAATAAAAAATTAATCACAACAGCAGTAGTCGCAGCAGGAATCTTTGGTTCAGGAACTTTTGGAGCTTATGCAGCCAATGCGTGGGCAGGACATCAAAATATGGTCGCTGTGCAACAGAACATCTCTATCTTGAAACAACGCTTGCTAGACCGAAACGAACAGCTTAAACAGGCTAATAATAGCTCACAGCAATATTCAGATCAACTGAATCAATTGAACAATCAAATCAACCAGTTGAAAGACCAAATTAATCAAGCTAATTCTGTAAACCAACAACTTCAAGGTCAACTTAAAAATCAAGCTGCTAATTATCAAAATCAACTGAACACACTCAATCAGCAAAAAGAAGAAGTCGCTAGACAATTAAATCAAGCGAACCAAGATAAGGCGAACATGGCACAACAGATTAGTGATTTAAACGCAAAGCTATCTGCAGCTCAACAAAAGACTGATGAGCTATCTCAGGCTGTAACCGATGCGCAACAGACAAAAGATTTATCAGATGACGCTGTCAATGCGACGAAGTGAGGTAGGAAATGACGAATTTATATGATGAAACAGTTGAAGTTTTAGAGAGAAATAATAAAACAATTGCCGATATTGAATATATTGGTACTTCAGAGACAAAAATTAATACACATAAAGCGCTCGAATTGATGAAAAAAACGAATTATGATAGTGGTTTTGGCGGTCAAGAAATAGCAGAAAACCTAATGATTAAAGGGAATGGTTTCATCATGACACGAGGGGAATATGACGGCTCTGAATGGTGGGATTATATGCAAACAGACCCGTCTTTACCGCAAGTAGAGAGAGATGTTAAAAGTTTTAAAGCAAACATAGGCTGGGAAAGCTTAGAGGAAATTAATGGCTTGGAGGATCAGCATGACTAAAACATTTGAAGAAGTACCTGTAGCAACAGTAGAAGTGATTCCGACATTTGATGGTAACGAAATAAAATTTAAACCATCATCAAAATTAGAGAATTATTTAATAGCCGAGGGGGAAGTTGAATTATACCTTAGAACACAACACCAACCCCTGCCAGTCGTGCCTGAGTTTGTGGGGGAATGGCTTGAACATTGTCAAAAAAATAAAAAATCACTCAGCTACGCTTTACATGACATGTTTTTGCGTGACTTTCTCTTGGAAAGATTTGGAGATGATGATAGTAGGGTGAGATGGCTTTCTAATTCAAGTAATCAGGATAGTCTTGCTCGTGCATGGCTAGACGGCTACACAGTAGAAAAACAGCAGCAAAAGCGCTATGAAGTTAAATTATTGAGCGGCGAATCAATGCACTTTAATCCGATTGGTAATCCCAAAAATATAAAAGATTATCGTTTTTCTTTTGGAAATTACGCAGGATGGAAAACTAAATTTACTAAATCAGAACTTGGTAAAATCATGGGCGGTGCGATTTATAAAGGGTGTATTTTGCCAGATGGGCATGAGTTTAGTTCGGATTGTAAGCCATGGATTAACCCACTCATTGAGCTTGTGCCTGTGGAGGACGGAGAATGAAAAGACAATTTGTAAAACTAAATAAAAATGCGACTATTCCAGAAAGAGCGACAGAACACAGCGCAGGTTATGATATTTCAGCAAGCGAAACAGTTACGATTCAACCTGATGAAATAAAACTTGTTCATACTGGTTTAGCTGTTCAGATGGAACAAGACGATGTAATGTTGCTGATTGACCGCAGCTCTAATCCTCAAAAACGGGGGATTGTGTTATCAAACTCTTTGGGTGTGATCGATCATGATTATTTTCCAAATGAATTTATGGGTATGTTCACAAATATTACTGACAAGCCAGTGACGATTGAAGCAGGTCAGCGCATCATGCAAGCCGTTTTTGTTAAGTATGGACTAGTAGACAATGACAATGCAAACGGAGAGCGTACAGGCGGTTTTGGCAGCACTGGGGAGGTTGAGAATGACAGACAAAATACTAACGCTGATCATCAAAGTGTGTGATTGGTGGGGAGGGATTGAATGAATCCATTTATTAGTGAACTATTTGATAAGATAACCAAACTTGAAGATTTTCAAGATGATTGCATTAAAAGTGGTTGCTTATCAACTGTTATCACAATAGGAACTCAAATTTTAGAACTAGAAAAAGAAGTTAAAAGAATCAGCAATATTATACACCCACTAATTCCAGAACCTTGGGCTAGTATGAGTGCTGATGAAATTATAAAAGGAATGGGAGTATATAGATGAAACTAATGTGTAAGCTGTTCGGGCATAAGTGGTCGGAATGGAGAGTATATTTATTTGGCGCTCATGAAGAACGCTTTTGTCGGCGTTGCTACATTATAGATAAACGCTTAAACCGCTCAGACCTTGACGAGTCGGAGAACGTGTTCGGGGAGGAATAGACCAATGGAACTAATAATTGAAACAAATACAATTCAAAAAATGTTTGGAAGTTCTATTAATTACAACGTTAAATTCCAAAATGTATCATTTGAAGAAATGAAGACTCTAATGACTGTCTATGATGGAATTAAAGAGGAACGTAAGCAGCGACTAGAGGAGGTATCTAGTGAATAAAAAAATTGATATAAAACGACTGTTTAGAGCGATTGGATTTTAACTATTGTTATTTCTTTAATCGCAGCATATCAAAATATGGATTGAGGTGGAGAATGGGATTAAACGATATTGATTATATGAATTCCGAAATCGGAAGAGCAGAACTATCAGCACAATTTAAGCTTAAACAAATACACGATATTACAAATAGTCTTTTGGACAATAAAAATAGCAATAATAAGCCAATGAAATCCGATTTTACTATTGGCTATATGGTGGCCATAATTAATGTTATTGATTATTTATCAAATGACGAAGATAAACATATGGATTGAACGCAAAAAAAAGCCCAAATCATAAATAAGGGCTTCAAAGAATTTACAAAGTTTAACGAGTGGGGATATCCATGCAAGATAGACAAGGTCTAATTTGCAAAGATGAATGTACTTTTCGACTGTATTCCATTGCTTCAAGATCATTTTCAAAATGTCCATCGATAAGGTATGAATCATTAACTTTTGGGCGGTTAGGACAAGTGCCTTTATGCATTTCATGATAATTATTAAAGTCACTAATTTTATCTACGACATAGTTCATGAGTTACTCCTCCTTCAAATAGTTTGTATTGCTTGTACAATTTTATTTTAAAACTATTGCTAACCAAGTACAAGCAATATGATTCAAATATAAGAGGACAAAAAAACCTCAACTGGCAAAGAAGAGGCTGTGGTAAAAGGTGGTGTAATAATTCTTATTACTAGATTAGCCAACTTCATTATAATACTTATCAGAATGTATGTAAAGTATTATTTAAGCTTTTTTAAGAAAAAAGCCCGAACTGACCAGGTTCGAGCTAACTATTGAAATTATAATGTTTTATGTTATGTCAATTACGGTCTGATAGATTATAACACAGACATCACGTATAATACTAATAATTTGTTTGAGCTAGGAACTCACTAAACTCAACTGGAGGAGAAATGGATAAAGAAGATGCCTGCATTATATTTGTAACCGGTTGGATTGTTGGTTTTATGACCTGTGTTTTATTAGCTCAATTCTTTCCGATTGTTCAGTTCTTATGAATAGCAAAAAAGCCCACGGCAATGGGCTCTCTCAAAGGATTTATCTAACTTAATTATACCACAAAAGGAGATTTTGATTAATGGCGGATAAGTTAGATAGAATTATTGGAGATTATGTTAATGGTAGACTTGAAGCAAGAATAAAATCAATTGAAAGCAGATATCTTTATAAGCAAAAAGTAGATAACTTAGGCATTCGTACAGCTTACTCTGGTGGTTCTGAACAATTGAGCCATGTTATAAACCAAGAAAAACTTGAGAGTGATGAAGAATTAATCAGATTAAGAGAATTAATAAGACAAATCGACATCTGGTACCTACCTTTGATTCAAGTTGAAAAGGAAGTAATAAGACTAAAATGTGAAGGATATAATGGCAGATACTGGTATCAAGTAATGCAAGAATTAGATGCCCAAGGCTTTGAAGTTCCACAGAAGAAAGCTAAAGCTGCTTATTATAAATTTAGGGATGACATCTACTCTTTTGTTATTCACTTAATTTGAGAGGGACAAAATAGACAAAAAAAGAATCGAAATTGCCTAAAATTGGCACCTCAACCCTTGTTTTTGCTGATATACTTGTATTATGAAGTAAAAGGCAAAAGCAAAAATATCATAAGTATCGGTTTGAATTTGCTTCATGTTAGTGGCTGCATGGTCAAGGGGTTAAGACACTGCACTTTTAATGCAGAGGCGTGAGTTCGAATCTCACTCAGTCACATAATGGGTTGATAATAATATTCCTTTGGTTTGAATCCATAAAAACAGCAAGGTAACTTGCGACTGTATAGTGATTGTCGTTACATTCACAACGGGGTTATTTAATTTGTTGTCTATCTCGTCATAGACTTTGCTGACTAACCCATAGGACTTTCTAGGAGTCAAGGGCTTACAGCGTAGCAAGCACGGTACGGAAACGTAGGCGCTCAGGGTTCGACTCCCTGACTTGCTATTCGATTGTATCGGCTTATTGCTGGTGCATGGAAAATATAGTGTGGCGAATGAAGTCCATTAAATGCAGAGAGGGATGCAGCTATTATATTTTATTACAGGTTGTCCAATGGGCAGCCTTTTATTGTTGGAAGGAAAGGAGAAGTCATGAGGTTACATCGATGTGCAAACATAGGTTGTCGGGAACTTATACCGCTTAAGCACAGCTATTGCCAGGCACATTACAATGATAGGTTTGACAACTACATGGCACAACGTGCTAGGAATAAAGCAAGAACAAGTCAGACTCTAAGAGGTAAGCGAGACCTTGCTGAACAAAATAGAAAGTATGATCAGACACGGCGCAAAGAATTACATGATGGCTTCTATCAATCCAAACAATGGACAAGGATTGCAGAGTATGTCAAGCAGCGTGATGGTTATATAGATGCAATCGATGGTAAGACATGGGACAAGGGTGACCTAATAGCAGACCACATCATCCCAAGACGTTTGCTTCCAGGAGTTGAACAATATGACACGGACAATCTCTGGTTACTGACAAAAGCCCAGCATAATTTAAAAACATCAATCGAAAAAAAATTATCTGATCAACAATTGAAACATGTTGGCCGAGACTGGTGGAAAAAAATTTTACAAAATAAAAAAATATCCCCCCCACCTAGTCGTTAAGGAATACCGTATAACAATAGTGCCTTCCTTTCGAAAAAAGTGATTTTTCAAAACTTTTTTTCTGAAACGAAATCGCTCAACCACAACGATTACAAGGATAATTGACCCCTAAAAGTTATGTAGTAAAAAGGAGGAAATATGAGTATTAAAGAGATTAAAAAAATATCAGAAAGCCCTCCAACTTACCTTGGTGGGAAAGCAAGATATATGTGGCAAAGAGTTGTGCCAATTCTAAACAAACAACCTTCTGTGAACGACTTAGATAGAACATTGATAGAATCACTGTGTGTTAATTATCAGATTTTCAGAGATTCCTATAATTCTATCAAAGAGAACGGCACGCAATACTTCACAGAAAATGGCTTGATAAAATCTAACACGGCAGTAGCTGACATTGATAGAGCAAGCAAAAATATTAAGGCTGCTTGTGATTCTTTGGGAATGACACCTAAAAGTCGCAGTGATTTATTGAGTTTAGTAGATGATGAAGATAACGAAGAAATTGACTGGGCTTCTAAGTTTGGTGGTGGTTAATGGATAACTATAAAGATTTAACAGAACGTTATCCAGATGATCCAGCTTTATCTTATGCAATTGGTGTACTTGATGGCACTATAATCTCAGGTGAAAAAATAAAACAAGCCTGTAAACGCCATATAAATGATTTAAGGCGAGTAGATGAAGATGATTCTTTTATTTACGTTTATGATGCGAAACAAGCAAAGAAAATAATTGAGTTCTCAACGTTACTGAAAGATGTAACAAGCGGTGAACCATTCAAAGCTTCACCCTATCAACAATTTATTTTAGCAAGTGTTCAAGGTTGGAGAAATCCTGAAACACAAGGAATGAGATTCAAAACAATCTTCATTTCGATGGCTCGGACGAACGGGAAAACACAAGTACTTGCAACTTATGCGCTTTATAATTTCTTGTTTGGCTCTCCTAAAATCAATAGACAACTTGCAGTAAGTTCAATAGATATTGCTCACACACATAACTTATTTAATTATATGAGGTTCAATTGGATTCAATTGAAAGATGGTGTGTTTAAAAAACTTGCTAAAGCTTTAGATATCAATGACAATTCTCAGGTTATGGAGATAAAAAAGCAATCAGCGGTCATGAAAAAACTTTCTGCTCAGGGAAGTCCAGCAGATTCGGACCATTATACTACTGGTATCGTTGATGAATATCATCTATTTGGTCAAAAACAACGTGATTTTATTAGTTCAATGACATCTGGTATGGTTAACAATCCATTAGCTCAGATGTTTTTTATTTCAACAGCTGGTATTGATCCAACCGTACCTATGTTTGAAGATTATAAGCGCTATTCTAAAATGCTTCAGTCTGGTGATTGGAGCAGTTCAGAAAAGGATTTAGTTCTGATTTGGGAACAAGATAGCGTGGATGAAGCCTATCTCACACAGACTTGGCCCAAGTCAAATCCGCTAATGGAAATAGAATCTATGCGCAAAAACCTCACTGAGGGAATGATCACAGAGCGTGATTCTAAAGCTGCGCAAGGAAAGCTAAAAGACTTCATTGTTAAAAACATGAATATGTGGCAAAATGCCAAGTCTAATGCTTACTTGCCTTTAGATTTAATTCAAGATGCAATTGTTGAAAAGTTTGATTTCTTTGGTAAAGATGTCTTTATTGGTTATGACTTTTCTCAAACTAATGATGACACCTCACTTGCTTTTGTATTTCCGCACAGCGGCAAGAAATTTCACTTATATCAGCACAGTTGGATTCCAATTGCTAAAGCTGGATCGATTGAAGCAAAGGAGCAGCGGGATAATATTGATTATCGGGCTGTACAGGAAAAAGGATTTGCCACAATTACCCGTGATCGCTTTGGGTTAATTGATGAAGATGAGGTGTTTAATTGGATGCTTAATTTCATTGAGAAATACGAACTGAATGTTAAAGCAATACTGTATGACCAGTGGGGGACAGGAAATTTTATCCGGCGACTTGATGAAATCAGAGAAGAATATCTTTTGATTCCTGTCAGACAAGGGATTAAATCGCTCAATGAACCGACTAAGTTTTTACAAACATCATTCATCAAACATAATATCACGATGTTCGATGACCAGGCACTCATTCAAGGTTTGGTCAATGCCGTAACGGTTTCAGACAATAATGGAATCAAAGTTGATAAAAATGTTAACTCGCAAAAAATAGACGTGGTTGATGCGGTCATCAATGCTCTTTACGAAGGACAGTTTTATTTTTCTGATTTTACTAACGTGGAAGAGAAGAAGACCAACTCACCGTTTGGAAATATGAATGATGATGAAATCAGTGATTACTTTATCAATGATTTTAAATTTTAAGGAGAAAAATGAAAAATTTAATAGTTTATATCCCAGCTCTGTGTGTCTTTGCTGGTTTTTTATTAATCTCAATCGGATCATTTGTCATTAATTTGGCTATGGGTTTTATAATCTCTGGCTTACTCCTTTTCTTACTCGGCTACATGTACACAAATAAAGGAGGTGAGCCATGAGTTTTATAAATCCGTTTGAAAAGCGCAGCTCAATAACACCCAATAACTACTATCCATTTACTATTTCAAATGGTTCGATAGTCCCAAATTCTTTGGTTGATGCCACAGAGGCTTTAAAAAATAGTGATTTGTACGCTGTCACAAGCTTAATAAGCTCAGACATTGCAGGAACAACTTTCACGGGCAATGCGGTTTTTTCAGATGTTTTAAATAAACCAACACATCTGACAAATGCTTTTAGCTTCTGGCAAACGGCACTACTCAATTTACTTCTTAATGGGAACATGTTTCTAGCTAAGCAGAAAGATAATCAAGGCCTAATGACTGGTTTAAGATTAATTCCTAGCAATGCAATCACCATTGATTTGATTGATGATGTTTTAACCTATGAAGTTTTACAGTTTGACGAGTATCCAAGTGCGGTCTATCCGGCTGAAGATATGATCCATGTCAAAGTAATGGCTTATGGGGTCGATACATTACACAATTTAGTGGGCCACTCTCCGCTTGAGTCATTAACTTCTGAGATCAGCCAACAAAAAGAAGCTAATCGGTTAACGTTATCAACGTTAAAAGGGGCATTAAATCCAACTAGCCTCATAAAAATCCCACAAGGTACTTTGTCCCCAGAAGCAAAAGATGCTGTAAGGGGAGAGTTTGAAAGAGCGAACTCTGGGAATAACTCAGGACGTGTAATGGTCCTTGATCAGTCAGCAGATTTCTCAACAGTATCAATCAATGCGGATGTCGCAAATTATTTAAACTCTATGAACTGGGGAAGGACACAAATCGCCAAAGCCTTTGGAGTTTCAGATAGTTATCTCAATGGAACCGGAGACCAGCAATCAAGCTTAGAGCAAATTAAAGATTTGTACGTCAATGCACTCAATCGTTACATTGAACCATTGATTGCTGAGTTGAAAATGAAGTTGGACACAAGCATTGGTCTGGATATGTCATCTATTACCGACTACTCAAATACAACTTTCAAAGCTGACATTCTTAATTTTGTAGATAAAGAGATTATTTCAACCGAAGAAGCAAAGGAATATTTGAAAAAAAGGGGGATTATTGATTGAAAAAATTAGAATATCGCTATTTTAATTCTACGGAATTAGAAACTAGAAGTCCGACATCGGATGATTTCATTGGTCAAATAGCTGGTTATGCGATCAAGTTTAATACACCAAGCACTGCTAAAGCACCATTCATTGAATATATATCACCAAGTGCCTTGGAAAATGTAGACCTTACACAGGTTCTTGGATTATATAATCATGATTTTGCAAATGTTTTAGGCCGTGTTGAAGCAAACACCTTGAAACTAACCGTTGATGATGTTGGTTTGCATTTCGTCTTAGATATGCCTGATACCACCATCGGTCATGATGTTTATAACAACATTAAGGCAGGTAATTTGAGAGGTATGAGCTTTGGCTTTATTGTGGCAGAAGGAGGGGACTCCTGGCAACAAGGTTCTGAAAAACCTATCCGCATTATCAATCAATTAGACACGCTAAGTGAGATTAGTGTGGTTAGTCGTCCAGCTTATGACGACACAAGCGTCCAAGTTACTCGTTCAATGGACGCTTTTTTGTTGGACCGAACGAGAAATTATAAGGAAAAGGTAAAAATTTACCTAGGAGGACTCAATGAAAATTGACAAATTGAAAAAAGAGTTGGCCCAAAAACAAGCTGACCTTGCAACAAAAAAAGCAGAGGTTCGCAGTTTTACAGAATCAGACGATAAAACAATTGATGATGTAAAAGCTGGAATGGCTGACATCCAGGCCAAAGAAGCTGAGATTGAAGAAATCCGCTCAAATATTGAAGTATTGGAGCAAGCAAGTGGCTTGTCAACAGACGAAAAGCGTGATGAAGAAGACTTGGACGATTCTGAAATTGAAGAAAATGCAGAAGATGAAACGGATGAAGATCCAGAGGATAAACAGGGTGGGGAAACCATCGATGAAGTCCCTGATGATCAAGAGGAAAACAACACTGAAAAACGTGATGCAGGAGGAATGGAAAATATGAAATTGAAACTTGGCGGTGATGTCAAAGAAAAGCAAGTAGTAGCTTTTGCGGATTACTTAAAAACTGGGGAAGTGCGTGATGTAACAGGGATTGCTCTGAAAGATGGGGCTGTGATTATTCCTGAAACAATCCTCACTCCAGAAAAAGAAGTAAATCAATTCCCACGTTTGGGGTCCCTTGTTCGTACTGTTGCAGTTACAACAACGACTGGTAAACTTCCTATCTTTATGAACTCTACTGATGCTTTGACTGAGCACACAGAATACGCTCCAACTGATCAAAACGCTAAACCTGAAATTAAATCTATTCTGTGGGATTTGCAAACTTATACTGGTGCTTATGTATTCAGTCAAGAATTGATCTCTGATTCATCCTATGATTGGGAAGCAGAACTGCAATCCCGTTTGACTGAGTTGCGTGACAACACAGATGACAGTTTGATTATCAATGCCTTAACTACTGGGATTACAGCTGTAACGTCAACAGACTTGATTAAATCTGTTAAAGAAGCTCTCAATGTAACTTTAAAACCTATGGATTCAGCGGCAGCATCAATTGTGTTGTCTCAATCAGCCTACAATGCCTTTGACCAATTGACAGACGGTGAAGGACATCCAATGCTCCAACCAAATATTTCTCAAGGGACTGGATATTCCATCCTTGGAAAACAAGTGGTTGTGGTAGATGATAAATTGTTCCCAGGTGCTGCAGTTGGCGATATTAATATTGTAATTGCACCACTTAAAAAAGCAGTTATCAATTTTAAACTTGCTGAAATCACTGGTAAATTCCAAGATACTTACGATATTTGGTACAAACAACTTGGTATCTTCCTCCGTGAAGATGTGGTTCAAGCTCGTAAAGATTTGATTGTTAACATTAAAGCTGACCCAGCTGCACTTAAACAACCTAACATTAAAAATGTTGTAACTACTGACAATAGCGCTACTGTTGAAGCTGAATAATTAGCAATAGGGAGGTAAAAAACTATGGCAAATTTTGATTTGTACAAAGGGGATACTAAAGTCCAAGACAATGTTATATCCCCAATTACAATTACTGGTTTAACTCCAGAAACAGATTACTCTGATTATGCGGTGTCTTATGCTGGTGAAACGAAAAAAACACCGGTGCCAACATTCACCACTAAAGCCGCTTCCAATGTGGCAGTAACTGGTGTGACTATGTCACAGAAAACAGCTGCAATGAAAGTTGGAGCAACTAAACAAGTTACTGGCACAGTAGCACCGGAAAATGCGACAGATAAAGCTGTCACTTATGCATCAGACAATGAAGCTATTGCAACAGTAGCGGTAGATGGTACGATCACAGCCGTTGCGGAAGGAACAGCAAACATTACAGTTACAACTCATGATGGCTCATTCACTGACAAATGTGCTGTAACGGTATCTGCTGCAAACTAAGGAGAAAAACATGGCACTTATAACAGCAAAAGAATTACTTGATGAAAACCACATTGATCAAAGTGATTTAGAAATAACTACAATGCAATTACTTATTTCTGATGCAAGTGCCTTGATCCGTGGTTCCATCTCTGATTCTGTCACTGATGAACAGATTCTAAAACAGTGTCCTGAGCAGTATAACCGTGTTATTTCTGCTTTAGCAACACGGATGTATTACAGCCGGGACCTTACTGAGGGTTACGGTGCCGGAATTCAGATAATGATTAATCAAATCAGAGCGAGAATGTGGGAGGTGCTGAATGGTTCAGATTAATCCCGCTGACTTTAATCAAAAGGCTCAATTTGGGAAAGTGAAAACAGTCAAAAATAATTTTACTGGAGCAACTTTCAAAGAGTTTGTAAAAGAAAAAGAGCTGTGGTTTGCTTCCAAGACTAGAACCTTGTCTCAGCAATACCAACTGCAAGGCACTCAACTTGAAAATAGCCGGACAATCATTATCCGACACAATCCTAACGTTGAAGGATTGACGGTTGTGAAAATTGGTGACACACAATATGAAGTTGTTAGTTATTCACCAGATGAAACAAGCAATATCATCCGTTATGATTATCTAACGCTAAAAAGGAGTGTGTGATGGGAAAAGAGTTTAGCTTTGAAGACATCATGAACTCACTTGTGGAAGAGGCAGAAGCTGTGAGCGTTAACTTATCCGTTGATGATAAAGCAAAAATTACCAAAGCTGGTGCAGATGTATTTGCGGAAGGTTTAGCCAAAGTCACAAAGGATAAGCACTTTCGAAGCCGGGCAACTGGAGAAAATCCTCATTTGGCTGACAGTATTCTTGTACAAAACAAGAATATTAATAATCTAAAAACGGGGGATTCAACAGTTGGTTGGGATTATACAAAATCAAAAGTAGGTCACTTGATTGAAGGCGGAACACGATTTCCAATGTATAGTAAAAAAGGGACGAAGTACCGCAAAGGCGGTCAAGTTGCTATCACAGCAGACCCTTTTGTTTCTACTTATCGAGAAAGTCCAGAGGCGCAAAAAGCTGTTCTTGAAGCAGAAGCACAGGCTTTTTCAGAGATTGTCAAGAAAAGGGGGAACTGATGCGGCCAACACAAGAGGTTGCAAAAATTATTGCTGCTTATCGTCCTACTTGGCTTGTGTTTGAAGATTCAATTCCAGAGGAGAAAATCAATGATTTAAAAAATACTCAAGTTTTATTGAGAGAAACTAAGTCTGACATTTCTCACTATGGTGATGATACTTTTAATGCTGTGGATTTAGCTGTGACGATTCAGATTTTTTATGGTTTTAATCTAGCGGAAAGTATGCTTCTAGCAGAAGTCGGACTGATGAAATCCTTAGAAAAGTCAAATTGGAAAACCACAGCTAGTGAGCCACATTATTTGGATATTAGTACCAATACTGACAAGCAGCAAATGATTAAAAATTTAACAGTTGAAAAAACTGTAAATATTGCAGAGATTGGTGAAAACTAATCTTTTTTATTTAAAGGAGAACAAAAAATGGCAATTGTAGGTCTTAAAAAAACATATCTTGCATTGATTGACAAGAAAACAGGAAAAATTATTAATGGTGAAGATGGACTGACAGAAGACGGTCTTTACATGTCAAATGCAAAAGATTTGGGGACATCATCCGCAAATATTACTAACATGGCAACCAATGGTACACAAATCTTTGGGGATAACATGTTGACGGACGTAACCCAAGCCAAATCTTTCCCACAGGTTGCCGGTGTTTGGAACAACCTCCCATTTGATGTGAAAGCAAAAATTAAAGGAGAAGAAAGCGACGGCAAAGGTGGTTACGTTCAGTCTCAAGATTTACCGCAGGTTGCATTGATCGTTGAATCAGAAACAATTGACCGTACAAATTCTATCTTTTACGCTTTTGCGAATGGGCAAGTTACTGAAACAGCGGTAAATATTCAAACAGATAACGCTGCAGAAAACCGTGTTACTGATGCATTGACCTATCAATCACTTGGTTTTGATGCATGGAACAGCCAAGGGATGAAAACTTTCTACTCTGGTGATACTGGATTCGATAAAACAGCAATGCTAAAAGAAGTTATGGGAGGATATACTGCCTCTGCTCCAAGCGGCACAAGCGGACAATAATTAAACAGTGCGGGATGATTATATCCCGCTTTTTTATTTATAAAATACTGGAGAAAAACATGGAAATCAAAATCAAACAACTTAAAAAAACAACCCAAGTAAAAGCATCTATTAAAAACTTAAAAAAGACCTACACAGCACAACTCGAACTTGCAAAGCTTGAAGATACAGAAGTTGACGGCCCAGAAGCACTTGAAAAAGTGATGCAAATTCCTGAAAAGATGGTGGATTACATTGTGGACATCATGAAATTAAAAGAGGATGCCCGTGAAAAACTTGAGGAAATGGAAATGGAAGAAGTTACTGAAATTTTTTCTTATATTTCTTCACGATTGATGGGAGCTTCTGATGCTGACATTGAAAAAGCCAAAGAAAATAATGAGCAGGGTTTAGCCCAAGAGAGCGAGTAATTAGAAATCATAATCACTTGCTCGAATTACAACTTTTTCAAAAAGATGTGATTCAAAATTTACATTGGGATTTAGCAACAATTGACGAACAGGATTATGTTGATTTGTTGGAAGTTATGAGCGCCAACTCTGAAAACAAGATGGTTTCTGCAGAAGAACTTGCAGCCCAATGGAACGCATTACTCTAGAGGAAAGGAGGAGTAAATGGCTAAAGAAAAGATAGCTGGCACCTTGGCCACAAATATCGGAGTCAACACCACATCTGCAGTGCAAAGCATTGATAGTCTGAAAAATTCTGTTAAAGATAGTACCAACAGTTGTAAACAAATGGAGTCTCAGATGAAACAAGCTGGGGACACTGTGGGGGCTTCTAAAGCAAAATATGAAGGTTTAACAGAAACGGTTGATAAGCAAAAATTATTGCTTGAGAAGCTCCGTCAAGAGCAATCAGAAGTAAACCGTTCAACCACAGCTGGCGAACAAACTTATCAAAAGTATGCTACACAAATTACCCAGGCAGAATCAAAACTTGCTTCATTAAATACGCAACAAGAAAAGGCTCAGAGAGCTTATGAGTTGCAAGAGTCAGGGATTGCCTCACTTAATAAAGAAATTCAGCAATCCATTAAAGAAACTGATGCTTATGTAGAAAGACTGAAAGCAGAGGGCAAGGAAGAAGAAGCCCTCCAGGCTCAAAAGGAAGGCTTGTCTCGGACTTTAGGAAAACAAACTGAACTCTATGAGGCACAAACTAAACAGCTCGATAAATTGAAGAAATCGGGCAATGCTTCATCAGACTCTATCAGTGCTCAAAAAATTGCACTTGATAAAACAGGGGCATCCATCGCCAAGGCAAAGCAAGGCCTTGCGGAGTTGAACGGTGAGCAAACGGCAGTCGGTAAATCTGAGGGGGCAGAAGAAGCTGGTGGAAAATTTGAAGGGCTGAAAAATAAAATCGGTAAGTCTCAAGGAGCCGTTGTTGCACTCGGTGCTGCATCGGTTGCCACACTTGCTACAATCGGAAAACTTGTTGATAAGGTTTATGACCAACAAAGTCAGATTACAACCCTACAATCCAAAACCACTGGAAGCTATCAACAATCAAAAGAAGCTATTTCAGCAATCAACCAACTTTATGCACAGGGATATGGGGAATCCATTGAGGATTTAACTGAAACTTATACACAGTTAAAACAAATGAACCCCAATGCAGATGTAAAAGACTTGGCTGAGAATGTCAAATTGGTTTCCGCGTATAGTCAACAGTCTGGAAGCGATAGCTCAGAAGTAATTGCCGGGGCACAAAATGCTACTAAAGCATGGAATATCAGTTATGAAGAATACTTTGATAACATGATGACCTTGCAAAAGCTTGGGGATAACACTGCGGGCGATGTTTCAGACAATATGGCTGAGTATTCTCAGGTTATGGGACAAATGGGCTTGTCAATTAAGGACACCATGAACCTTATCAAAAATGGGGTGGACTCTGGTGCTTATAATGCAGACAAGCTTTTAGACTTTACCAAAGAGTTTGGAATTTCTTTAAATGATGGACGTGTTTCAGATAACATAAAATCATTTTCTAAAGAGACCCAAGAAATGTTCAAGGGCTACCAAAAAGGAAAAGTTTCTGCTGGGGATATGTTCAAACAGATCACTGGTGAAATGGGTAAAATGACGGACAAACAAAAGGAGGCCACTTTGGCTTCCAATTTGTGGTCTGCTCTTGGTGAGGATAATTCACTAAAAGTCCTTGAATCTTTGGGTAAAACCAATAAAGAATTTGATAATGTCAAAGGAACAGCTAAAAAGACAGCTGATCAGTTGAAGGAGTCAAATCCCTTTGAGTTGATGAAGCGTTCTGCAGAATCTTCCATCTCCTCAGTGACAATGAATGCCACTCAAACTAAGAAGTTTAAAGAGGCTCTCAAACCTTTGCAAGAAGCTATTGAACGTCTAGTTAAAAAGGCTGTTCAAGAGTTACCTAAAATTGTTAAAGAATTAACACCAATCGTTGATTTTGTGACCGAACATGGAAAGACTATCACTAAAGTTTTAACCGGAATACTAGCAATTGGTTTTGCGACTAAGGCTTTGTCAGGAATTACTAAATTATCTGAGGGACTTAAGACAGTAGGAAAAATTGCAAAAGGAGTAGGAAAAACGCCAGCTTTTGCGAAGGGGCTTTTTGTAAAAGTTGATTCCAAAGAAGGAACGAAAAGTCTCACTTTATTAGGCAAAGGAGCTAGCAAACTGGGGGATGGTTTCAAAAAAACAAGAGAGTTAGCTAGTAAAACTTTTTCTAAGACGACGGAGCTAGCAGGTAAGGCTTTATCAAAAACTGGTGAACTTGCCACAAAAGGAGTGTCTAAAACTCTTAAAGGAATTCAAAAGACGGTCAGTACTGCCGGTAAAGGTATTGCGAAAGCTGCCACATTTACAGCAAAAGTTTCCGTTAAAGCTGCTCAAAAAGCGCTAAATGGCTTACTTAAGACAGCTAAGATGACAGGAAAGGGAATGAAGCTTGCTTTCAACTTCCTTAAAGCAAATCCTTTTATTCTGATTATTACAGGAATTGTAGCTTTGGTTGCAGCTTTTGTTGAGCTGTACAAGCACAATAAGAAATTCCGCAAATTCGTCAATAATATTGTCAAAGCTGTGGTTGAGTGGGCTGGAGATGTTGTCAAGTGGTTCAAAAAAACTTGGGACGATGTTTCTAAAGGCTTTAATAGCTTTATCAAGGCATTCTCTAAAGGCTGGAATAATCTTCTTAATGGGATTAAAAACACCTGGAATGGTGCGTGGTCTTATGTTAGCAATGCATTCAATAAATATGTGGATGTTCTAAAAAAGGTTTTAAAAATCTTTACAGACTTTTTCACAGGCAAGTGGGGGAATCTTGGTAAGGATGTTAAAAACCTTTGGAATTCCTTGTGGAATTACGTTGAATCTATTTTTGGGAAGAAAGTAGATTCTGTTAAAAAAGGACTCGAAGGATTTGGAACTAAGATAGCGAATGCCTTTAAAGTTATAAAAACTAACGTCACAAAGTTTTGGACGGACATGTGGAACGGTATCAAAGATTTTGCAAAAGGCGGTATCAACGATGTCATTGGCGTAATTAATAATGGGATCGGCGGAATTAATACAGTGATCCATACGTTCGGTGGTTCAAAAAATGCGATTGGTAAAATTCCTAAATTGAAAAATGGGACAAAAGGTGCTCCAAAAGGTTTAGCAATCGTCAATGATGCGCCTGGAGAACATTACCAAGAAGCTATTATTGATAAAACTGGTAAAGCGACTGTCTTAGAAGGAAGAAACAGATTAGTTAACTTTTCGGGTGGAGAAACAGTTGTTCCGGCACATGCAATTCCAAAATTTGCGGACGGTACTCCGGGTTGGATGGATGCCGTTGGTTCATGGATTAAAGATAAATGGGATGGCTTAACAGAAATGATTAAGCACCCTCTTAAATCTTTGACTAACCTTATGACCAAATCTATTTCTGGAATTACTGGTTCAACACTTGTAACCTCTATAGCTCCCGCCCTTGGCCAAGGGCTTGTCAGTAACATTGTTGAGCCAATTAAGAAAATGCTTGGTTCACTTAAAACGAAGCATGAAAAGGACGGAGGAGGTTCTCAGGGTTCTCCTTCTGGTTCTGGTGTGCAACGTTGGGCTGGACAAGTTCAACAGGCGCTTGCAGCAAACGGTCTTAGCACGAGCCAAGACATGGTTGACCGTGTTTTACGCCAAATCGCTTCAGAATCAAGCGGTAATGAAAAAGCAGTCCAAGGAAACATTGGGGATATTAATAATATCACTGGTGACCTTGCTAAAGGTTTGATGCAAACCATCTCGGCCACATTCAACGCTTATAAGTTCCCAGGGCATGGGGATATTTTCAATGGTTATGATAACTTACTTGCTGCTTTGAATTATGCTAAAAGTCGTTATGGACCAAGTTTATCATTCCTTGGTAATGGGCATGGTTACGCAAACGGTGGAATTGTTTCTTCTCATGGATTTTACGAAGTTGCAGAAGAAAATAAACCAGAAATGATTATTCCATTGTCTGTAGAAAAGAATGCACGGGCTAATCAGCTACTTGCAGAGGCTAATCGACGAATTAATGGTGGGAACAGTTTGAACTCTAGCGGAATGGCTCAGGGAGTTTCTCAAATCATCACGCTTTTATCAAACCTCCTTGAAGCTACACAAAAGACAACTAATGCACCAGTTGTTGCCGAAGTTTCATTGAATGATAAGACTTTCAGCAAGCGGCTTGCACCAGAAATGCAGAACGCTTTGAATAAAGTTCAAAGTAGAACAAATAGATTAGGAGGACAACCAAGTTGACGTTTTCAGTAAGTTTTAATGGGGTTGATATTTCAAGCTTGGTAAATGGCTTTACCGGTGTGACGCGAAATATCGGTTCCACTTGGGTGAATACAACATCTCAAACCTCAAATACAGGGGTTGATTTTTTATATAACAGTATTGATGCTAAGACCATCACCATTAGTTTTATAGCTCACGTTAGAAAGGATCGCTTTTCTACTACTCGCCGAGAGTTAGCAAAGCTCTTGAATGTTTCTGAGCCAGCACCTTTAATTATTGGAGATGAACCAAATGTTGTTTGGTATGCTGTTCCAGATGGTAGCCAAACGCTAGATGAAAGCTCCTTCTTTGATGGTATCGGAACCCTAACATTCTTGGTTCCCTCAGGAGTAGCAGAATCAAGCTTTACACAAACGCTAAACGCTGACAATTCTGGTGGTGAGAATGGATCAATCGTTAAAAATGATGATGGTTCAGTTGATTTAATCATTAACAATCAAGGGTCATTGCCAGTATATCCAACTTTTAAATTTACGCATACCTCAGATAATGCTTATATTGGAATAGCTGCACCAACTGGGGTGCTGGCATTAGGAAGCCAAGACCAATATTTACCTGGCTCTAAGACAACTGAAACCACAAAAGTGGAGTCGCAATGGCTCCTTAACCCCGCCAAGATGAGCTTGAAAGATAATTTTGATGGTCATTTCATGACCGCAAATGATGTTCCCAATCCTCAAAACGGCCAATTGCTCACTGCAGGGAATCTGGTTTGGAAACAAGATGGTTTAAGGTTTCAAGATGGAGGTCCTATGCCTCCAAAAGGAACAGTCTATTTGTGTATGGGAGCTATGCAACAATGGGCGATACCAGCTGACGCGGTAGGGGACGTAGGGAGCGCAAACTTTACATCCACCTTCAACATCTGGGCTCAAGCCACTAAGATGGGACAAACTGGGGTGTTACAAGTCTTGTTTGTGGATGCCAACAAGAAATTGATGTGTGGGATGGGAATTTATAAAGATGATGCTAAGGGAAATACTTTCCAAACACAACTTTATATCGGGGGAAACCACCCACGAACTTGGAAAGTTTTTGGCCCTAAACTTCAAGAATTAAATAATGGGGGTCATGGTGATGGTAAAGTTCCAAACCCTAACCTTTACTTCAACTCCGCAACGGGTAACTTCACCATCCAAAAGAAGGGACCCGTTTTTAATTTCACTTTTGGTAACAAAGGAGGAAACTATCCAATCACTATCCCTGAGCTTGCTTATACCAAGTGTATGCGTGTTTATGTCTATGAGGGTCAATTGTGGAATCGCAATAATACTGACCAAAAGATCACGAACCTATCGCTTAGAATGTTCAAATTCCAAAAGAATGACGTGACAAAAACAATAGACGCAACCGTGGATGCCACGAAGTATATTCCAGCTGATGACCATCATTTTGGAAATCATGAAGTGGTGACTGTAGACACGTCTAGCGCCAATATTTACCGCAGAGAAGGGGCAACCATAGCTAATGATGAATTAATCACTGGTGGGGAATTCTTTTCTGTGGGTACAGGAGAAACCACTATCACTTGCTTATTTGGTGATAAAGCCTCACCGCCTGACATAGAAGCAACTTGGAAAGAGAGGTTCTTGTAAAAAATGCAACTCAATATTCATGATTCCACGCTTAAAAAGGTGGGCTATATTAATAATGATGTTCCTGGTGCACTACATTATTTTGATGATAATTGGCATCGCTATTTAGCAGAGGGGACATCCACCTTTGATTTTTCAGTAAACAAGGTTAACCCGGCTTATTCTTTAATCACTTTACAGAGCTATATCAGCTTTAGCTACGATAATGAAGATTATCTTTTTAATATCATTAATCTCCAACAAGATCATTCCACCATGCAAATCCAATGTGAGAATTTAAACTTGGAATTGATCAGTGAAGAAGTTGGTGCTTATAGCAATACGAAGCGACATAGTATTGTGTGGTATTTACGTAATGCAGCTAAGATTACTGACAATGTGTTGGAGATTGGTAATAATCCATTCTCAGAAGTGGACGAAGATACAGGAAATCCTATCTTAACGTTTGATAGTACGGAAACCAAACTCGGCCGGATTATTTCGATTTGTAATAGCTTCAAGGCGGAGTTTCAGTTTAGAACACAGTTAAAAGATGACGGCACACTCCAAAGTATCACGCTTGACCTTTACAAGTCGGGTGGGGTTGGTCAAGTCCGAAAAGATGTGACTTTGTTTTATGGGAAAAATGTGGCAGGAATTACCTCCACAGGGGATAGAACATCTACATTTTTCAACGCAACAACGGTAACGGATTCCAATAAGAAGTATAACTGGAAAGCGATAGAAGGAAAGTATTATAACTCAGATGGCAAACTTGAATTTTTCAAGAATGCAGGAGAGAATACCGCTTATGCCATTCTTTCAAGAGACATGTTCCCTTCTCAACTTAAAACATCGAGTGCTGATCACTATACACGCAAAGACTTGAGTATCGAGGCAAGTTCTGCAGATAGTCTGTGGGATTATGCCGTGAGCCAGTTTAAACTCTATGCCTACCCACAAATGACTTATGATGTTGTAGTTTCTGTCAATGCAGTGACTCGGGCTTTAGGTAATAATAAAGTCCTTGATATTGGTGATACAGTTACGATTCAAGATAGCACCTTTGATAAAAGTGATGGGGGATTAATTCTTTCGGCACGAGTCAGTGAGCAAGAAATCAGTTTTACTAATCCAGCAAACAACAAGATCACTTTCTCAAACTTTGTCCGTCTGAAAAGCCAGATTTCGGCAGATTTACTCAGTCGGATGAAAGATATTGTTAATGAAAACACTCCCTATAGGGCAGAATTAGAAACCACTAATGGGGTACAGTTTAAAAACAGTGCGGGATCAACCACTTTAACGGCTCGAATTTATAAAGGGACAGACGTTAGTGAGACAATTGCGGATGTGTATGAATGGTTTAAGGATGGGGAATCAGTTGGGGTCAACCAAGAAATCACTGTGAATGCGGATGATATTGAAGATAAAGCCGTTTATGCTTATCAAGCCTCTTTAGATCAGAAAGTTGTAGCCCGACAAGAGGTCACGATTACTGATGTTTCAGATGGTTTGGACGGTCGTTCAGTTGTCTCTGTGGAACAAAAATATCAAACCACAGCAACACAAGATAAGCCAAGCGATAGCTGGGAAAGTGATAACTGGCAGGCAGATATTCCAACCATGAGTAAGACGGCAAAATATCTGTGGCAAATCAACCATACCACCTATAGTGAAGCGCCCTTAAGTAGCGATAGCACGATATTAATCAGTACATTTGGAGAAGACGGGGAAAAGGGTAAAGACGGGAATGATGCTTGGAGCTTACAAGTCACCAATCAATCCGTAGTACTTCCAGCCAATGCACAAGGCGGGGTACAGTCCTATGCCAACTCTGGAATTTCGTTTTCTATCTTGACAGGAAGTAACACTTTAATGAAGCCTGTATCAAGTAGTGATCCTCTTAGTGATAATGAGTTTAGTGTCATTGTGAAGTCCGCCAACAAGATCACTGCAGGTATGGAGGCAGTAGACACTCAAAATAATGTGGTTACCTTCTCTAATGCCAGTGAAATGGATGCGACACCGTGGGCGAGTGCTTCAATCACTTGGAAAATCTCAGTAAAAACTAATGGTCAGCTTTCAGAACTGGAGCGAACACAATACTTTACCAAAAGCCAACAAGGGATTACAGGTAATCCCGGAGCTGATAGTCATAGTTATTATATGTACTCACCTAATGAGGACGGCTCAGACATGACCGGTTTACCTAACTTTGATACCAAGTATATCGGGATTTTGGCAACGACTGATCCCGTTGCGCCAAGTGACCCTAAGATTTATACCTGGTCAAAATATGTGGGTGAAGACTTCAAAATTTTGACCAGTGCTACAGAGCCGGCATCTAAAGTGACGGGACAAATTTGGCAATATACTGGCTCACAAGCCATTGTAGTAGGGGATGCGACCATTCAACCCAATGCTCAGTACATTTGGAATGGCACAAAGTGGGAGTTATACACGATTTATTCCACTAACTTGGTGATTCAAAATGCCTTCATCACCTCGGCCATGATTAAATCGATTACAGCAGACAAGCTTGATGTAGATGATTTGTCAGCCATATCAACTACACTTACCAATGGTAAATTTATCAGTAATTGGGGTTCGGACAATGCGTCAGGCACAACCACGATTGAGAAAAACCACTTTATCATTAATTCGGCTAATGCCTCATTAAATACTGAGAATACCATAGCTCTAGATAATGAGCAGGGTATGATGATGACCTATACTAACAAAACGAATAAACAAACGGTTTCTGCAGGGGTTAATTTTCAAGGCCTCTTTGTAACAGACAGTACAGGACCTTACGCAAAAGTGACGCCAACTGGCGTAGTTACTTCTGTGGATGTTCCTTGGACCTCTATCGGAACCTATGCGGATTATAAACGAGATGGTAACGTGGTCACTATTAGAGTTGTGGATGCAGTAACTACAACAGCAGGTAATATCACACTAGGAAGAATACCATCAAAAGATGGACCAGTAGAAGCCGTGATGGGGCCAGCAATTGCTTGGTCATCTGCTAATACAAATGATAAACATCTACAAATCAATGAAGCTTCTGGTGGAGCTGTTGTAACGATACTGAATGCTGTAGCTAACCAGAAGTACAAATTTCAGTTTTCTTACCAAATTTAAGTAAAAGAAAGGTTTTAATAATGGCAATTAATCAAATTAATACACAAAATATGACTGCTGACATTAATGATGAAGGTATAACAGGAGCTTTCGTTTCTGCGGATTTTCAAGAAAATGGGATGTTAATCTTAAGGATTGACGTTAACAATCCAACTTTATTTTTTTCAAAAGACGAGCTGAAGACGGAGTTAAGTTCGGTTATTGATGGCGCCTTGGATAAGTCAAAACAATTGCAAGCGGCTTATGTCGAAGATACTACTGAAGCGGAATAGAAAGCAGGGGTTATGGAGTTAGAACAACAGGTCCAGCAACATGAGGACCGCTTAAAGCAACATGATAAGGAACTCGCCCGCCTTAATGATTCTTTTGTGGAGATGCAAAAGCAGATGAATGACGGATTGACAAGGGTAGATGAATCAAATCGCTTCTTACGTGAGCAGAATACTCGTCAATCAGAACAGAATGCGCAAATTTTGCAAGCCGTCATCAAAGGCAATGAAAGTTCAGATGAACGACAGTTTCAGTTGAAGTTGCTTGATAAAACCAATATTTGGAAACTAATTTTTGGGATAGGTGGCTCCTCTGCAATTATTTTTGCACTGGTAAAAGAAGTCATCGAACTAATTTTTAAATAAGGAGAAAACAAATGAAAATGAATGACAAAACTTATAACGTTATCAAATGGGTTGTACTCACTGTGCTTCCAGCGCTCAGCGTACTTGTTGGGGTACTGGGTAAAGCTTACGGTTGGGGTGGTGCAGACTTAACGGTTATTACCATCAACGCTGTAGCTGTCTTTTTGGGGGCAGTGACACATGTCAGCTCAGCAGCGTATAATAAACAACAAAATACGGAGGGAGAATAAATGGCTGGAGATTTACAAAAACTGGTTAATCGCATGATTTACTGGTGTCGTGATGTTTCACTGGGCTATGATCAAAGTAATCGCCTAGACTTTCGAGATGGTGGGGAAACAGATTGTTCAGCTTTGGTTATCCATGCTCTTCAAGAAGCAGGCTTTGATACTGGAGCAGCAAGCTATACAGGTAACATGCGCACCAACCTAGTAAGTAAAGGGTGGAAGGTAGTAACAAATAATGGGAATCCTCAAGCTGGCGATATCTTGCTTAATGATGTGCATCACGTCGCTGTCTATATTGGGAATGGTCAATTGGCTCAAGCTTCAATCGATGAACGTGGAAAAGCGACAGGCGGACAAGGAGGAGACCAAACAGGCCATGAGACAAATATCAGGAGTTACTACAATTATCCTTGGTCATGCTATTTGCGCTGGACTGGGACAAGTAATGTTGTAGCAGGTAAGCTTGATATAGATGGTTCATGGGGTACCGCAACAACTTGTGCTGTACAAACCTATCTCAATAAAATAGGCTATCATTTAGCTGTGGATGGTTCGAGAGGTCCAGCCACTGTTCGTGCTATCCAACAAGCATTAAATGCTAAACTTAAAATCAATCTTGCCGTTGATGGCTCAATGGGTCCAGCGACAACCACAGCACTTCAACACTTGCTAGGCACAACTCAAGATGGTATGATTTCTAGCCCTTCACAAATGGTCACAGCATTACAGCAAGCGCTCAATTCAGGTAAACAATGGATTTAAAAACACCCTGGCTTCGGTCAGGGTTGTTTTTTGTTTGATAAAAATATAAAATAGTGTACAATATAAAAAGATTGCGTTTTCAAAAAATGGAGGTAAAAATGGATAAGAAGAAAATACGTTATGTAATTCTGGAAACATTAGATGAAAAAAAAGACCCTTTGATTGTATTAAAAAGTGAAGAAATTCCTGAGAGAGAAATCATTGAGCAAGGGGAACTACTTGAGAGCGAAGGATATATTATTGGTAACCAACATGCTGATAATACAATTCAAATGTGGGGTCGCCTAACTGAAAAAGGTGAACAATTTTTAGAAGATAATAAAATTTGGAAAAGAGCATATAAAGGACTCAAGGAACTGAGAGATTGGATTAAATAGTTATAATAATTATATTGTTTTCTTAAATATAGACCATCGTATAATGTAAGCCTTGGCCTTAGACCACCGACTTTTATGTCGGTTTTTTTTGCCTAATTTTTCTTTACATATTTCGCAAGTAGGGTTATAATAAACCTGACTCTATTTCATTCGAGTCAACTCCATGGCACCCTCACATAAAGGGGCGCTTTTTTATATACAAACCAATAGTCAGCAATAATATAGATTAGGTGTTACACTTGTATTCATGAGATCACAGTCTCTATATTAAGGTAGAAGTCCCCACATCAGACTTCTGCCTTTTTAGCTATTGCAATTAAAATTTATTGTGTTATACTTGGCACAGGCATGGTTTACAAAGTACCATACCTTGAGAAGCCACTTATTCCGTAGAACTAATAGGTGGCTTTTTGTTTACCTTGTAATTAAAGCGTAAAGTGTTATACTGTGTGTAAGGGTGGTAAAGTGAAAGCGCCACTCCCTCATCATTAGCCACTCGAATGAGAGTGGCTTTTAATAATAGAGGAGTAAATTTGACAATAGTGTATATTAGTGATAGTATAAGCAGGTAGGTTTTGTCTCGAGTTTAAATGTTTTAGCAATACACTTTTTCGCAAAATAGGATTTACAGATGATGCGAAAGGATGTATTATATGAATAAAGGAACAATAAATTGGTTTAACGCTGATAAAGGCTACGGTCTTATTATGGCAGATGATATGCAAGATGTATTTGCTTACCTCATGTCTATCCAAGGAAATGATTTTAAAAAATACGCTGAAGGTCAGAAGGTTACTTTTGATATCAAAAGGACGTCTCGTGGACGTTATGCTTCGAACGTACATAAAAGATAAATGATCTTAAAGCATGGGATATCCTTTGCTTTTTCTTTATTGCATTGAAAGAATGAATTAGAATTTTATACGAGTGAGGGAAAGATTAGTTGCTTTCTCTACAGTTCATAAAAACCATGTCATTACGATACGGATTTTATGAATCAATGAGTAATTTGACATTGAGTATAATTAGTGATACTATAAGAGAGTAGATTTTGTCATGAGTAAAATGTTTTATAGATTCACTTTTCACAAAATAAGATTTACAATTTTGTCGAAAGGAAATAGATATTATGGCAAATGGAACAGTAAAATGGTTTAACGCTACTAAAGGATTCGGTTTTATTACTGATGAAAATGGTAAAGATTTGTTCGCCCACTTTTCAGAAATTCAAAGTGACGGATACAAGTCACTTGACGAAGGTCAAAAAGTGGAATTTGATGTTGGTGAAGGTCAACGTGGACCTCAAGCAGTTAACATCACAAAAGCTTAAAAACTTACTTATGGATTAGATAAAAACCAAGACAATTGTTTTGGTTTTTTTATATCCATTTGCAATTAAGGGGGAGTATGTTATACTTAGCAAACAAGAGGAAACACACATTTCCCTTGTCATAAATTGGGACCACTCTTTAATAGGAGTGGTTTTTTATTTTGTTTATATGGTATAATAACTAAGTCTTAAACCGAGGTGCCAGCTTTTGCTGGTGTTTTTTATTTAGAGAAAAATACATAACCTAAAGACATCTTTTTGTAATGTAAAAGAAATAAATAATTAGTTGACAAACGATATTAGGATTGATAGAATGTACATGTGGTATTTAGATACCCGTTAATATTGTAATTCATTCTTTGAGAGTACACACCCTGTTGATAGAGGGAAGTCCGAAATCAAAGAATTTTTTTATTTTATAGGAGAAATTAATGAATAAAAGAGTCGCTATATTAGTTGATGGTGGTTTTTATCGAAAACAGTCATTCAAAGTTAAAGGAGAACTTTCTCCAGAAGCAAGAGCGACTGAGTTGTATGAATATTGCTGGAGGCATTTGGCTGAAGGAAAGAAAAAAGAAAAGCGATTTGATGAATTATATCGTATTTTTTATTATGACTGTTCACCTATCTCAAAAAGAGTATACGACCCTTTAAAAAAGGAGACAATTGATTTCTCTAAAAGCCATACAAAAGAGTGGACAGAAGATTTTTTTCAAGAATTATCTAAGAAAAGAAAAGTAGCATTAAGATTTGGTGAGTTGAGTGAAGGTAGCGTAGGGTATTCTTTTAATACGGAAGCCACAAAAAAATTGCTAGATAAATCAATAACTGTAGATGAAGTCAAGAGAAGACATTTAAAACTATCCGTACAACAAAAGGGTGTGGATATGCGTATAGGATTAGATATTGCAAGCCTTTCTTTTAAGAACCAGGTTGATAAAATAATTTTGATAGCTGGTGATAGTGATTTTGTTCCTGCGGCAAAGTTAGCTCGAAGAGAAGGGATAGATTTTGTACTAGATCCTTTAGGAAACCATATCAAATCTTCCTTAGCATTGCATATTGATGGTTTACGAGTTTGTGATAATGACTATGCAGATTATTTTAAAAAATAACTCTTCGCCCTCCGGGGCGTTTTTATTTTACAACGGAAGCGGAAAGTTATATAATAGTTTTATCCCAAATTAAAACTTTTCTAAAAGTTTATTCCTAAGCGTCCCTCTCCTAACTGGGGCGCTTTTTTGTGCTATAATATAGTCGGGATGTTTGTGGGATTTCATCCTATTTCTAGGGTTAAGCTGCTCTTCGGAGCGGCTTTTTTCAAATAAAAAAACTCTAGTCGGATGACTTCAAGGAGTCCAACTAGAGGATGGTGAGTGCTAGTACAAATTCAGAAAAAAATTTCGTATATACAAAAAAAATAGGATGTACCAACTATTCAAATATTATCATTTTTTCAGATAATTGTCAATTATTTATAGTAGTATGCTATAATATAAGTGTCTCCGTTTAGTGTCTAGGCGGAGATTCGGTTCTTTAGCTCAGTTGGTCAGAGCTAACGGCTCATAACCGTTCGGTCGCTGGTTCGAGTCCAGCAAGAACCATAAATAATTAGGTAGCAAAAAAGTAGCAGAAATAGTCTAAAACCGTAAAAAAGTAAGTATATATAATTTCATTAAAAGTGCTGTAAACCCTTTAAAATAGGTGTTTTAACAGTTTTGGAAGATACTAAAAAACGTCGGTAGTGCATGGATTTGATGGATAATTTTAAAAAATAAAGTATTGTTAGGACTCACTTTGTTGATGTTGAGCTTTCTTAAAATCAGAAAAAGTAGCAAAAATAAGAACCTGTTTTCAGAGCAGGTTCTTTTTTATCAGCTATTAAGTGCCTCGAGAATGTCTTTTTCACTTTGTTATTAACATGGTAATCACCCTTAGAAGCTATTGTTTCTTTATTACCTCTTCATTTGATTTAAAAAAATAAAAGCACTTTGTTTAAAAACTTGATGTTGAATATAAAATAAATCCGCCTGCGTTTCACTAAACTTTGGGCGGATTATTTATTTTAATAAAAGTATAGATTTACGGTTGCGCGTATCCGTTACCTTTTGGAGCTAAATGATATCCCTTACTGTTCGCTTGTGCTCGAGTCATGTAGCGATAATTTTTAGGATTTTTGACTTTCGAATAATAAAGATTAGAGTCTGAAACGAAACAGTAACCATTTGCAGCTATGGTCCAACCTCCAGAAGTCGTGTAATTACCATTTGAGGAGTTACTTCCGCTAGCAGAAGAACCGCCACCTTGGACTTTCCATGCTACCGCACCATACTTCCAGCCCCCTTTTAGAAGACTATTTTGTTCAAAGGAATTAGTCGTATAATTATGAGAACCAGACTGCGCGTGAGGGTTATACGCAACGTAAAGATTCACCTTACCCCCAGAATAAAAGGCAGCTTTCCCACCATTATCCCAACGCCATCCCTTATTTACAAGAGTTTGCGCTTCATATTTACTTAAAGTATAATAATGATCTCCACCTGCTGCTTGAGGATTATAGACACGATAGACCGGTTTACCTTGCTTGGCAGCTTGCCAACCAATTCCTTCATAGCTCCAACCTACATTTTGTAGATTGTTCTTTTCTGCTTGGCTTAATGTGTAAAAGTGCTCACCTGTGTTATGGTTGTACAAACGATAAACAGGTGAACTCGTAGCTGCATAGGTTTGAGGGGCAGTAATTGCTCCAGCTACGCCTAGCGACAAGAATGCTCCTAGGAATACCAAAAATTTTTTCATAAAATTCTCCTACTAGCTTTTAATGAGGATCAAGTTTTGCTCATTGTTAATTAGTTAATGAATGCTGTATGTTTTACTTTCCAGTCTTCAAGTTTGATAGATACCCAAAATCCATAAATTCCTATAGTAATGACAGAAAGAAGCAACCACTTTATCCAGTTTCCAAAGAGTCCAATGGCTGAGCCATCAAATCTCATCCGGTGTCCATTAATAACTGTATGATTAATTTTCCAACCATAAACCATACACAAAGCCCAAGGGTAACATATACCGAAGGTTATGACAGTGATGACTGCTCCTAGTATAGTCCATCCTATAAAACTTAGTAATCCCCCATCAAAAAAGGATTGTCGACCCCATTTAGTTTCGGGCCCATATCCACTATTCAT